TACACCGTGGACTACAACACGGGGGCGCTCACCAGGCGGACGCTGGGCGGGGACGCTGCTGCCTTCGCCTTCGGCACGAAGAACATCAAGGTTGTGTACTCCGCTGGGCGCGCTGGCGCCGTTCCCTGGTCCGTCCGCCTGGGTGTGCTGGAACTGATCCGGCACCTATGGCAGATGACGCAGCAGGGTGGCGGTAGGCCGAAGTTCAACGCGGGCGCCTATGACGGAGGTGAAGCGGTGGTTCCTACTGGCTTCGCCATTCCTTCGCGCGTGCTGGAACTCTGGCAGGCGTACTACAGAGGACCAGGTATCGCCTAGTGATTCCCAACTCAACCGCCCCAGCGGTCCGACAGTGGCTCTTCGACCAATGTTCCGCCGGAATCGCCCCTGACCCCAACAACGTCCGTGCCTCGCTGCTCGTCTGCTTCGATCAGCCTGGGCCGAATGAGCCTGATGACATCGTGGCCATTGGCCGTGTCCGTCGTCAGCTCAGCGTGGGCTCAATGATCGGCGGGGGTGGCGCTGGCTGGCTCGATGAGACCTACTCCGTTGAAATCGTCATTGACGTCTTCCGCGCTGCTGACTCTGGCCAGGTTGCCTATCAGCGCGCCATGGACATTGCCAACGGCGTGATTGCGCTTGTCCGCACGGACATCACCCTTGGCGGACACGTCATCAAGTCACAGCCGAAGAGCGATGACGCCGAAGTCGAATGGGACGCCGACCACGCCGGAAAGCGCGCCACAGTAACTCTCGAAATCGAGTGCGTAACGAGGATCTAATGCCGGACTTCACGTACACAGGCGCCGAAGCGCGCTATTACCCGTCACTCTCGCTGGACGTGAAGCCTGGCGACGTCGTGACGCTTGACACTGACCCTGGGGACGGACGCTTTCAGCCGAAGGGCTCTGCTCCTGCTCCCACCACTCCCCTAGCGCCGGTTGCTCCTGCTCCTGCGCCCGCTGACGCCCCGGAGGTTGGCAACTAATGCCGAAGGCAACACAGCTATCGTTCCTGGGAATTGCGAAGGAAGTCACGCCCGGTACGCCGGTTGCGTCAAGCAACTTCATTCCGGTTACCCAGGTCACCCCGAAGGACAACCTGACCCTTCTACAGGACAAGGGTTACCGGGGAAGCTTCACGGACGTCTATGACGAGATTGCTGGCACGCTTTACGCCACTCTCGACTATGACGGCGATGTCTTCCCGGACACGGTTGGATTCCCTCTCGCTGGCATCCTGGGCGACGTCACCACGACCGGCGCTAGCGCCCCGTTCTCTCACGCCTTCAGCGTCCTGAACACGGGTACGGGTCAGCCTCCCACCTACACCCTGAATGACAACTACGTCGCCGGAAATCGCCAGTACGCTTCGGCGAAGTTCTCTGAGCTTGGTTTCAAGTTCTCGGATGATGGTCTTCTGACCTACAGCGCGAAGACGACCACTTACGGTTCCGTCCCTGCGACTGCTCCAACCACGTCCTTCAGCTCTGTCCCACCCATGGTGGGTTGGCAGGGAACCGTGACGATTGGCGGTACCGCCCAGGCTGGCGTGATCGATGGCGAAGTCACCATCAAGCGCACTGTGACTGTCATCAACGCGATTGACGGTACGCAGCAGCCATCTTCGCTGTGGTCCGGCCCCGTTCAGGTGGACGGTAAGGCCACTCTGATTATGGAAGATGACAGCTTCCTGACTCAGTACCTGACCAACGCGAAGCCTGCGATCGAATTCAACTTCACCGCTGGCACTGGCCCCACCGTGGTTGGTCTCAAGCTCCACATGTCCAAGTGCGCTATCAGCGCTGCGGACATCACGCGCGGTAAGGATTACGTCGAAGTCCCGATTACGTGGACCGCGATTGCCAACACCACTGACATAGGTACTTCGGGCGGATACTCCCCTATCAAGGTGACCGTTCAGAATGCCGTGACTTCCGGGACGTACAAGTAATGCAGCATCTAACCCTTCCTTCCGGCGCTACCGCTGACCTTCGTGAGGTTTGCGACGTGACCGAGCGCCAGCGCCGACCCATCAAGCGCATTCAGACCAAGCTTGCTGGTCTTCCCGCCTTCGTCAACGCTGTCAAGGAAGCTGAGGCACAGGGCAACGGCACTGAGCTAACCCCTGACCAGCAACTGAAGATTGCGGCCGGTATGGGCGAAGCCTTCGATCTGCTCGAAGAGCTGAATGACGCCCTTGTCGCTGCCATGGTCGCCGGTTGGTCCTTCGGCTTCGTCGTCAGCGCTGACGCCGTTCAGGATCTCCCTGGGCGGGACCTAGACGCGCTTCGCGCTGCTGTCTCGCCGTTCCTGGCTCAGCTAAACCCTGACTTCGAGCCGAACCCTGACCCTGCGTCCCCTTCCGTGGCCTCCGTCGCCTAACGGAGGCTCTATCCCACAAGGGTGGGAGCAACTACACAGCGGATGAAATCCCCAGCGAGGAATACCGGACGTGGCGACTCTGCACACTGCTGCATTGTCGCCCGTCCGACCTTGATGGGGAATCCGCTGTGTCCCTTGACTGGCTACTCGCCGTAGATGACGCCGTTGATAAAGCTCGAAAGATCGTAGAGGAGCGTTCCAATGGCTGATGAATTCGGCGTAGCCATTCGAGGGATTCGGGAAGTTAGCGCTTCGCTCGACCGCAAGATACTTGCCAGCAACGAAGGCACGCGCAAAGCGCTGGGTAAGGCAACTTCCTACACCCGTACTCGTATCCGGGGCGGCATGCGTGGTGAGCCTCGCTGGGACCGAAAGGGCCGAGACAAGGTCACCGGTCAGATTGGCGTGAACCTCAACCGCAATCCGCATGTAATCCGCCGCAATGGTGGTCCTGGTCAGTTGACCGGAAGCCTTTACCGCTCTATCCGGAAGAGCAAGAAGCCACGTCTAGAAGGCATGGGTTCGTATTCCCAGGTGGTCATGTCCGGTGGCGAAGGCGGATATCAGAACCGCTATAAGGCCACCATCGAAGGCAAGTTCCCGTACTTCAAGCCTGGTGTGGACAAGGCAACTCCCAAGGTGCGCGCCATCTTCGAAGCAGCGTGGGGGACAGCGGTGAAGAACAAGTGAGCCACCTACGGAAATCCGTACGTGACCTAGGGAGGTAGAACCGTGAGCGCGCTGCCTCCGGTATTCATTGAGTTTCTCGGTAAGTCCACTGGCTTCATGGCTACGGCGCGCGGCGTAAAGGCTGAGCTTGGCTCGGTCGAGCGCGAAGGTGGCGGAAGCATGGCCAAGCTTGGTGGTGTCGGTAAGGCAGCGCTGATGGGCATTGGCGTTGCTGCTGCTGTCGCTGCTGCCAAGACAGTGCACATGGCTGCTGATTTTCAGACCCAGATGACCCGTGTTCGCACTGGTGCTGGCGAAGCAGCGAAGAACATGGACCTCGTCTCTAACGGGGTCCTGACGATGGCTGGCCAGGTTGGACAGAGCACCAAGGATCTAACGTCCGGCCTGTATATGGTCGAGTCCGCAGGCTTCCATGGTGCTGACGCGCTGAACGTGCTGAAGACTTCGGCCATGGGCGCCAAGGTGGGTGCCGCTGACCTGTCGACCGTTACGGACGCTGTGACTACGGCGCTGAACGCGTACCACATGTCCGCCAAGGATGCTGTCCCAACCATGAACGCCCTGGTTGCGACGGAGTCTGAGGGCAAGACCAACATGGAAGCCCTAGCGGGCAGCATGGCGAGCATCCTGCCGGTTGCCTCAGCGGCTCACGTTGGCCTAAACGAGGTACTCGGCGCCATGGCCACCATGACAGCCCAGGGCACCAGCGCCGACGTTGCAGCCACCTACCTGCGACAGACCATCGGTCAGCTTTCCAACCCTTCGGCCAAGGCTGCTGCCACCATGAAGGGTCTAGGGCTTAGCGCTGTCGACGTGTCCAAGGAGCTAGGTTCCAAGGGTCTCGCTGCCACGCTGGACACCCTGACAAACGCCATCAAGAACAAGATGGGCCCTGATGGAACGGTCCTGATTTCGACCCTTCAGAAGGCGTCGAAGAACTCGAAGGACTTCAACGGCGCGCTACAGAAGATGAGCGGGTCTCAGAAGACCTACATTGGCGCGCTGGCCACCATGGTTGGCGGAACTAAGTCCATGATGGGCGCCCTTCAGCTCACTGGCTCGCACATGTCGACCTTCAAGAGCAACGTGGCTGGCATCGCCGACCACGTCAAGAAGGGTGGCAAGAGTATTGAGGGTTGGGCGGACGTTCAGAAGACCTTCAATCAGCGCATGGCCGAAGCGAAGGGCTCGATTGAAGCTGTCGGCATCAAGATTGGCCAGGTGCTACTTCCGTACGCCACCAAGATGATTGGTTGGCTGTCCACTGGCGTGGTGTGGCTCACCAAGCACAAGTCAGCGGTAATGGTGCTGGCTGGCGCCATTGGTGGTGTCCTGGTGGTGGGCCTGACTGCTGCTGCCGTTGCTGCATGGAACTTCGCCGCTGGCATGCTGGCGACCGGTATTCCAGAAATCATCATCGGCGTGATGGCGCTCGCTGGCGCGATTGTGTATCTGGCAACGCACTGGAAGCAGGTTTGGGCATGGATCAAGGCTGAAATCCCCGGAGTTGCCAACGTCCTAAAGGTCACTTGGAACGCTGTACTTGGCTGGCTGAAGACGGCATGGGACGTCACCATGAAGGCGATTCACGCAATCGCTAAGTGGTTCAACGACAACGTCTTGAAGTGGCTGAACGACCGAGTGAAGGACTTCAGTTCCTGGTGGAAGGGACACAGCGCAGAGCTAAAGGGCACGTGGGACCTGCTCTGGAAGAACGTCAAGCTGATAGCTAACTCGGTCTGGGCGTTCCTAAAGGTCGGAATTGGTGAGCTGACGACCATCTTCAAGGTTGGTTGGGACATCATTTCCGGTGTGGTCAAGACGGCATGGGCGCTGATTTCCGGCGCAGTGCAGACCGGCTACCACATGGTCATGAACATCATCGGAATCCTGATCGATGTCCTAACGGGCCACTGGTCTAAGGCGTGGTCGGATGTCAAGAAGCTGGTTTCTCAGGCTTTCTCGGACATCATTCACACCATCGGCTCGACCGTGTCTAACTTCGGCTCGATGCTGTACAGCGCTGGTGCTGACCTGATCCACGGTCTCATCAACGGTGTGAAGTCGATGATTGGCGCCGTTGGCAATGCAGTCAGCAACGTGGCGCATGGCGCCCTGAATACGGTCAAGTCTGTCCTGGGCATCAACTCCCCTTCGCGCGTCATGCGTGACGAAGTCGGTAAGTGGATTCCCATTGGCCTTGCCGAAGGCATCACGAGCAACGCTCACCACGCGCACGCTGCGATGACGGACACGGCCAACGGCCTGGTTACGTCGTTCAGTTCAGCGCTGGGCATCGCATCGCCTTCGAAGGTGTTCCGCTCGCTGGGCACGTGGATTCACCTTGGTCTAGAGCAGGGTCTGACTGGCTCGCGCTCGAAGGTGGACAGCGCCATCAAGCACACTGAGACGCTGCTCATATCGGCCAAGAATCGCCTGTCTGACATGCTCGGCACGAAGGCAGCGCGCGGGTACAACGGCTACATCAAGCAGCACATGAAGTCGATTACCGGCCTAGAGAAGTACGTCACCCGAGAGGGCAAGGCACTCGACGCCCTAGCCAACAAGCGCGTCAGCATTGGCGTTCGCCTAAAGGCTGCTCAGAAGCAACTAGCGTCCATTCAGAAGGAGTGGAGCAAGGCTCAGGCGGACGTCGCCAAGAACATCATGCAGAGCGCTTCCATTGTCACGCAGAGCGGTACTCCCGATATCGCGCTGACTGCTGACAACGTGCTCGACAACATGCGTGTTCAGGTGGGCAACGCCAATCAGTTTGCTTCTGAACTTCAGACGCTGGCTAAGAAGGGTCTCCGCTCCGATCTGATCAAGCAGATTGCCGACGCTGGTGTTGATGGGGGCGGCGAGACTGCTCGTGCTCTGGCTGGCGCTAGCGCTTCCCAGATCAAGCAGCTAAACAGCCTTCAGACCCAGATGAGCACTGCGGCGAATGGCGTTGGCGCCGGTGTGGCTGACGGCATGTACGGGACTGGCATCAACGCTGCGAAGGGTCTGATCAAGGGACTTCAGTCCCAGGAAAAGGCCATCGACAAGCAGATGTTGAAGATTGCCAAGAGCATGGAAACGCAGATCAAGAAGGCACTGGGTATCCACTCGCCTTCGCGTCTGTTCCATGAAATCGGGCAGTTCGTCACGTCCGGTCTGGTCAACGGCATCGACGCCGGTAACCGTGACGTTCAGAGCGCTGCGGACCGCATGTCCGGCGCTGTGCTGGCAGGGACCAAGGTTCCTACCCTCAGCGGTTCAGCGGGCAGCGCAGGCGGACACACGGTCGTCGTGAATGTCCATGTTGAGGGTTCCGTCATGGCGGACCGAGACCTTACGGACACGATCCAAAAGGTTATGGCTCGTCACGGCGCGCGCAACTCGCAGACCTGGGCGGCATATCGACGCTAAGAGTTGGAGGGGTCACCTACGGATTTCCGTACGTGGCCCCTCCCCTTTCCCGAAGGTGTTTTAGTGACTATCTCCGCAATCGGCAGCATGGCGCAGGCGCACGGAACTGGCGTAACCACGCTGGCCGTTGGCGCCCCTGACACAGGTCACACGCTCGTCCTGGTGGTTCGCGCTGCAAGCGCCAGCGTCACGGCAACTTCCGTATCGGGTGGCCTAGTTAGTACGTGGTCCCAGGCAACTGGCTTCACTGACACGCTGACTGCCTCGCGCGTCGATATCTTCTACGGCACGGTCACTGGCTCTGGCTCTGCTACGGCAACGGTCACATTCAGCGGGTCCGTGGCGACCACTTCCACTGAGATATGCGCCCAGGAATTCGCGTCCAGCGTTCCTAATACCGCATGGCTCATCGGTGCCGCTGGTGCCAAGACAAACGGCACGGGAACGACCCTGACTTTCCCGACCCTTACCGCTGGAATCAGCGGACAGCTTTACTTCGGTTACGCCTACGTGGCGAACAATGCGGTTGCTGGTGCTACCGCTGGCTACACCTACAACGTGACCACGTCGAACAATCTGGTTGTCTTCAATCCAGCGGCGAACGGCCCCACTACGCCCAGCGCTGCGCAGAGCCCTTCGGGTAACTGGACTACGGTTGGCGTGGTCCTGGGCGAAGTCGCCCCAGCGCCAGCACCAGGCTTGAACCAGAACTTCCCGCAGATGGAATACGGGTGGGGTCCGGTCTGGAACGCCAATGGGGGTGACGTCCCGCTAGACAGGTTCGTTGACGTGACGCCCCGTTCCTACGGCAGCGCTGCCACCACGCGCGGGCGCCAGTACGAGCTTGACCAAGTGCAGGCCGGAACCCTTCAGATTTCGCTCAGCAGCGTTGACGGCGCGCTCGACCCCAACAACGTGAATGGCCCCTACGCTGGCAACATTTGGCCGTATCAGCCTTTCCGTATGCGCGCCCAGTGGCCACCTACGGCCAACATTCTGGACCCGGTCATAGCCAACGGTGGCGACGGAATGGCCACAGGCAATATCCCTGGTGGCGCCAGCGGTATTGACGTCTTCACCCAGACTGACCCTGGTCCTGGTCAGATCGTGGCCAGCGCGAGCGCTTACAACGGAACCAACGTCTTTCAGTTCAACGTCCCGAGTGGCTACGCCGTTGGGGGCCGAATTGGCTACACCCCACGTTCCGCTGTGGTGCCTGGGCAGACGTACACCTTCACCATGCGCGTGCGGAACGTCACGGACACCACCAGCATCGACGTAAAGCCCTTCGTGGGGTGGTACGGCCCTCCGCCGGTGGGATTCCCTTCGTCGTACCTGTACGGCGCTACAGCGACCCTCACAGGCTCTTCTACGGCTACCGGCTGGACCACGGTCAGCGTGACGGTTACAGCGCCCAGCAACACCTATGGCATGGCCGTTGGGCTCGCTGTGGCCACGTCGCCTAGCGCCACCTGCAACGTGCAGGCGGATGGCTGGCAGTTGGAACGGGGCGCCATCGCGAGTGCCTTCGTCTCCCCTGGCACGTGGTACCCCATGTATTCCGGCTTCGTTGAGCGCTGGCCCCAGACCTGGGACCTTGACGGGACGTACGGCCTGGTGAGCCCTACGGCTGTGGACGCCTTCGCCCTGCTGTCTCAGCGCACGTTGCGCGACGCCCTGACTGAAGAGATCAGCATCAGGAACCCTAACTTCCTGTACACCCTGGGCGATCCGCAGTACTCGACCACGTTTTCTGACTCGATGGGCGCCCACCCTGCTGCCCCATACGCAGGCGGTAAGTACGGCGCTGGCTCGATCGCTTCCGGTGTGAGCATCACTGCTGCCACAACCGCAGGTGTCTACACCGGGTCGAACAACACGGTTGTCACGCTGTCGAATAGCCAGCCTGGCACCAACACGCCTAGTCCAGCCACGTACATCAGCCTGACTAAGGCAGGCATCAAGGGGCCCCAGACTCCGAACACTTGGACTCGACTCATTGCGTTCAAGTACACCGGTCCTACTCCAACGTCAGCGGCGTACATCTGGACTGCATTCGACAACAAGCGCGCGAACGGCCTACCCGCTGGCTCGCGTATCGGCTTCCGTATCGACACGTCCGGAGTCTTCAACGTCGACCTTGCTGGGCAGGGTGGCACGGTAGTCACGTACACCCCGCTGTCTGGTGCCACTGGCGTGAATGTCGTTGATGGCAACTGGCATATCGGCGGCATTTCCATGAACGCCACCACGGGCGATGTCTGGGCGACCATCGACGGAAACAGTACGCATTGGACTGCACAGGGCGCCAACAATCCCGTCAGCATGGTGGCTGACTCGCTGGGCGGTTGGGTTGATCCGACCGTTGGCAACGGAACTGCGTGGAACTACAAGGGCGATATCTCGTACGCCATGGAATTCCCCAGCGCACTAACGTCGTCCGACTTCAGCGCCATTTACGGAGCTTGGCGGAATGCCTTTACCGGCGATTCGTCGGACACCCGATACATGCGAATCCTGGTCTATGCCGGTTACACCGGTCCCCGCATCTTGCAGGCTGGCCAGACCACCAGTATGGGGCCCATGACGATTGATGGTCAGGACGCGCTGTCAGCGCTGAATGACGTTGTCACCACTGAGAACGGAGAACACTTCGTAGACCGAGCGGGAAACATCACGTTCCGTTCCCGCGCTGCTCGGTACAACTCGACTAAGCCGGTTTACACCTTCGGCGAACGTACGGACCTGGGTGAACTCCCCTATGAGTCCATCGAGTTGGACTATGACCCCACCCACCTGGGCAACCTGGTCACAGTCACTCAGAAGAGCACTGGGCAGACGTTCACTGGTGCGGACACCACGTCCCAGACGAACTACTTCCCGCGCACGCTGACCCGCACCGTGGACACCACGTCAGCGCTCGAAGCCCAGGACGCCGCAAGCTACTTGGTGCAGCGCTACAAGAATCCGCTTCCGCGCGTAAGCAAGCTAGAGCTACACCCTTCGGGTAACCCTGGGTTGTGGGCAGCGTGCCTCTCGCTGGAACTTGGGACGCGAGTCCGAATCTTGCGCCGACCACTGGGGGCGCCAGCCATCGAGATTGACGCCTTCGTTGAGCATCTTCAGTGGAACGTCAGCGACAAGGGCGAAGCGACGCTAGAACTTCAGTGCTCGCCCATCGACCCTCAGCCTTACGCCGAGTTCGCCGCATGGCGCACAACGCTGGGCGCTGACACGGCCGTTGGGGCGACGAGCGTCACTGTGAATGCTCCTGCCTTCGACAGCATCAACGCGCTTGCTGCACAGATCACCCCTGGGCAAAAGCTAGTTGTGGGTCAGGGTGGCGCAGTGCCAGAGACCATGACCATTCAGTCTGTGTCGAACACTGGCCCCAACTGGACTACGGGAACCATCACGTTCACTGCTGCGCTGGCGCATTCGCACACGAACGGCTTCGCGATTGGTGAGCCTCTTCCCGCTGGCGTCACGGACGTGGCCACATACGACAGCTCAGCTGTCTTCGATTCCGCCGCTTTCTCGTACTAACCAACGGGGGTCACCTACGGATTTCCGTACGTGGCCCCCTACGGAGGAACCATGCCCGGACTACCGGTACCAACTCCCGCAACAGCAGCAGCAGGAAACTTCCTGACGTCAGCGCTGTGGAACGCACAGGTTCGCGACGCTGTCACGTTCCTGAGCCAGCCACCCCGCTTCAATGGCTCATGTGTGGCGCTGCCTGCTGCTCCTGCGAGCGGTACTGAAGTTGTCATCCCGCTCGACACGGAAGACGTTGACTCTGAGGGTGGTCACTCGACCACGGTCAACACCACGCGCTACACGTGCCAGGTTGCTGGGTTCTACATGATCAGCGCACACCTGGCCTTCGTCTCGAACGCTACCGGCATGCGCGTGATGGACATCAAGGTCAATGGCGGTATCTGCCCAGGTGGGCGAGTGACGTCCGGTCAGCCAACCACTTCGGTTTCGCTGGCCCTGAACAACGTGGTTCACATCTACCTGAACGTTGGCGATTACGTCGAGTTCTCAGGCACTCAGTTTTCCGGCGCTGCTCTTGGTTTGGCTGGCTCGACCGCCTACAACCCGCGCCTTTCCGTTTGTTGGATGTCCGCCTAAGAGTTAGGAGCTTCACCCATGGCAGTTCTAGGCGTAGACGTTTCGAGCTATCAGCCTGAGTCTTTCGACACGAAGGGACTGGCTTTCGCCTTCGTCAAGGCCACTGAGGGCACGTCGTACGTGAATCCTCGCTACAGCGCCCAGGTTGCAACCGCCCGTAAGGCGAACCTGGTTGTTGGGCATTACCACTTCGGCAAGGCTGGCGATGGCGCCAAGCAGGCTGACTACTTCCTGAGCAAGCTCACGCTGAAGGCTGGCGATATCCTCGCGTTCGATTGGGAGGATGCCGGAGTTATCCAGGCTGAGCGCGACGCATTCCTAGCGCGTGTGAAGTCGAAGGCGCCTGGTCACAAGGTGGTCCTGTACTGCAACACTGATTTCTGGCTGCATCGCGACAGCAACAACGGTGGTCCGGCCGATGGCCTATGGATCGCTGACCCCAACCACGCTGCGGGAAAGCCTGGCATTCAGCACGCGTGGACGTTCCATCAGTACTCGTTCAGCGGGGGCATTGATAAGAACGTGGCCAACTTCGCCGACGCTGCGCACTTGCGTGCCTGGGCGACGTCTGCGGCCCCTAAGCCTGCTCCTGCTCCTGCTCCGCATCCTGCGCCTGCGCCCGCTGGTGGCCATGCCGCTGACGTCCTGCGCATCGCGAAGGCTGAGATTGGCTATCACGAAGGCAAGGACGCTTCGGGCCACTGGGACAACGTTCAGAAGTACTCCCCTGGCGTTCCTGGGCTTGAGTGGTCCCAGGGTCAGGCGTGGTGCTGCACGTTCTGTGCCTGGGTCGCGCTGAAGGCTGGCGTTGCCAACCTGTTCCCGCGCACTGCCTCTTGTGCTGACGCTGTGGCCTGGTTCAAGCAGCAGGGTCGTTGGTCGGAGTATCCGGCGATTGGCGCCCAGGTCTTCTACGGCCCTGGGGGCGGAAGTCACACCGGAATCGTTGTCGACTATGACGCCGACACCATCACGACCGTAGAAGGAAACACCAACGACAACGGTTCGGCCGAAGGCGATGGTGTGTATCTCAAGAAGCGCAATCGCCGTGACGTGAACACCTTCGGTTACGGGTACCCGAAGTACCCCGAAGGCATCAAGTCTGCCGATCCTGCGTATGCGCCGAAGCCTGCCCCAGCGCCAGCACCAGCGCCCGCTAAGCCTGCTCCTGCGCCCGTTCCTGTGCCTGCGCCAGCCCTGACCCTAGACCAGCGCGTGAGCGC